GTAGCCTTATGGGCTAAAAAAACAGCCTGTGACTTATTACCGCGTGAGCTGTTACAACGCTTGCAACAGGCCACTAGGTTGTTAGGATTATAGGCTTCAGACTTATCATCGCTTTTAGATACTGGAACAATATGGTCAACCGTATCTGCCTCAGCATTACAGTAAAAGCAAGTGTGGTTATCTCTGGATAAGACCTGCAACCTAACCGCCTTGTACTTACGCTGAGAGCGTGGGTCACCACGTCTAGTAGCCATTAGTAATGACCTACTCTCTTATGTCTATCTAAGGCTTTACAAGTATCACCTTTATAAATCCTATGATGATTGATGTACTTAAGCCCTAAGTCTATCTGTCTATATGGATTAGTCTCTGTCATCTTTAGCAGCTGTGGAATACCAAAGGCGCTGCTCTTAGGATTCTTAGCTGTAGATGACCAGTTACTCTCTAAACGCCATAACGTTACCAAACAGCGATACTGCTTATCATTACCTAACTTCATATGAGCATAGAGTTTATAGCTCTCTACGTTTGGATTGTAAGCCTTTGCTGGCGTAATCCCAATTACACATAACACGGCCAAAAGCACCAAACATCGCCTGCGAGCTATCCGCCTCAGCGGCTCGCCAGCGAGTTGTGATGCTAGCGTACGTGTCAAACAGGCTACAACTTTGAGCGTACTGTTGGGCGTGTTTCCACAGTTATAAGTGCCTGTGGATAACTCCTGTGGATAACTATTTAGCATCCTTGCCCCAACCTGTGCCCCTAAATATGGCACCTACTGGGTCATAAATACGGCGCATATCAAAGCCACAGCATTTAGGTATGTTCACATCGTGTATAGAGCGCTGTACCTCGTAGCGTATTGAGCAGCTAATACATTCATACTCATACATCGGCATAGTCAACCAATAGGCATACGCTCATTTTGCTACATACCTTGCATTGTAAAACCTTTACGTTAGGTGGCAGGTTATCTGTCACTATGCGCTCTATCTGTTCAGTTATTTTTTTACAGCTGCGACACTCAAAGCGTATTGAATCGCTCAAAGTTGCACCGCCTCAGATATAGGCAAAAGGGCCACGGTCTTGTCAACCTGGCCCCTATCGTCAAACTCTGTTTTAGCAGGTAGTTTTTTAACCCTCCACGTAACTTTAGTTTTCTTGAGGTTAAAGGCATAGATGCCCTTAGGCGTGGCGTTGACATAAAACGGCGTAAAGCCCAGGCGCTCGGCCTCTTGTGTCAGGGCCTCATATTTCTCACGCTCAAGGATTAGCTCATCATAGTGTTTATGCCTGCATTTAAGCTCTATATGTAGCCTGTAGATAGTGCTAGTGCAATCGTGGTTATCGTACTGGTCAGCGCTCTTTTCTAAGTCGCTAAGGTACCAGCCTTTGATGTAGTTAAATAGCTCTTGCTCGTTTTCTATCATCGGCAACCCTTACAAAACCATATAATGTTTTCATACGAGTTTTTTTGATAGCCAAACTTATCCAGCTGTGTAATCATCGCGCATTTATCGCATTGTTCAACCTTGTACTCACCTGCCAGCTCACCGCCTATAAACAGCTTGCCCGTCATAGACTGTAAGTTAATTAGCTCGTATTGGTCGCTCATACCTGGGGCGCCCATCCTGTAGATGTCTGCATATACCAAACTGGCTCGCATTGTGTGGCTTTGCTCTTTTCGATACAGCTGAAGTTACCCCATTCACGCCCGGTTTTCGAGCTTGTTCCGGTTTTCCAAATACGGGCGCCGTGTTTACACTCAGGCTTGCCTTGTAAATAGATGCCGCCTAGCTCGTTTTTAACTGCCTCGATGGTCTGTGCTACAGGTGTGGTAGCCCATAAATCTTCGCTTACAGGTGCTACGTCTTTAGTGCTAAGAGCTTCTACCTTTTCCATATCCTGCTTAGTACTGCGAGCAATACCGCCAGGTGTTAACAGGCCTAAAACTCTTCCATAAGCGGAAGTCACACAGTTTTCTACCCAAAAATGAAGGTTTACACCTCTGTCGCTACGCACCTCTAAAGCATAATCAACGGCGCTAGGTAAATGGTCCTCGTACTCTTTATAGGCCTCAGCCTTAACTAAAATATAACCTTTTGTTATGTCTATATCCTCGATATATGCCACTAAACGTAGCGTGGGATATTCTGCACGCGCTCTGATAATCCTGGCGTTGACATCCTCGTAACCTTCTAAGAAATTACTCATCGCTTGGCCTCAGCTTCTTTTAGTGCCTTAGCAATATTGCGGCCACGTAGGTAACCTTCACCCAGGCCTACTTTGTAGCCCATTTCATAAGCTGCGTAAATAAATAAGCCCATAAAAAGGCAAACCATACCTACTACCATTAAATCTAAACTGTTCATCTTTCGCCCTTTGTTAAGGCCGATGAGCTACCTATCCGGGTAGCCCTCCCGGCGTGTGTAGTTAAAGTATGAACCTACCCACCGACAAAAGGCAACGCGACACGCCCTACTTAGATAATCTGTCCTCTAACAATAATTCGTAAATCTTATCCACGCGGATTTCTATACGCTCAACACGGCCTACTAGGTTATGCCCGCCGTTGCCGTCAGGCTTAAGCTCAGATAGGTAGTACTTAACAAGGTGCCGCACAAGCCCAGCCATAAGCCCTGAAAGCGTAGCAATCCCCAATGCTACCGCTATGTATGCCTGGGCCTGCGACACTTACTTAGCGCCTATTCCAAGTTGCTTTTCATTAGGTGCTACAGCTTTAAGTACTGGCCCAATAAGACCAGCTAAAAAAGCATTAGCTAGTACTTTAGGGTCTGTGATACCTGATAAATACAGCGCACCTACGCACGATAGAGCTGCACGTAGGTAGGACAAGGCCGCGGCCTTTAGTTGCTCTTGCATTGTATTGCTCCTAAATGCCCTTTAGTTGATTTGTTTTAGTACAAAAACCGTAGTGGTACCTGAAGCCACAATCCCATAAAGGCCTTCATTATCGCCTACGGGTAACTCCATTTTATCATCGGTGTCTAGCTTGTAACCGTTTGCTGTAGTTACGTTGCTAGCGCCGATATACATCGCACCGCCTGAGTTATGTATCCACACGGTTTGGTCAAAGGTTGAGGCTGCTACTAATAATGTAGCTGTTGTAGTTACTGTTACTTGTGCGCTAGTTGGCATTTTCTATCCCTAACTTAGTAATTAAAGCCCTGACCTTTTCAGGGCTTAGTGCTATCTCAAAGTGCATCTCGTCTTTTCTCGTCCAATCCCCGCCCCAGGCCAGGCCATATTTTTTAGCTAAAGCTTTAATCATTGGCACTTTAGCTGCATCAAACGTGCCTACCTTGCCTAAAGGATGCTTTGTAGCGTTAAGGTCTATAGCTGTGCCGCTAGCGTGGTTGCTCAGTTTGCCTGCAACACCTCTTACGTCTCTGTAGGCATAGCCCCAATCGTCAAACGTACCGCCCTCTATCGGCTCTATTAGCTCGTTAAACTCTTTAGCAAAGTTAATAAGCAACGGCGCTACCTTTTCAGCGCAGCGGATTTTAAGGCTTGTGCCCTCTACCTTAAAAGGCTTTACGCCTATCTCAGCCTGCTCCTTAGATGCTGGCCAGCCGTTGTAGCTAGTCTGCATTAAAGGCCAAGAGCTGCTTTAAGGTCTGTAATGGATAAACCAACGCTGGCTAATTTATCTGCAACACTTGGCTCAGGTGCATTTATTGTGCCGCTATGTGCTGCAACTATTGGCGTTGCTTTTGCTTTGTCGTCCTCTGCAATATCTAAATATAATTTTCCATCATCGTCAATCATTGGCAAATTAGTAACTATTACTCCAGCGTTATTTAACTCATTTAATAATTCTGCGCCGTTAAGATTTTTTGGTTTATCAAATTTTATCATTTTATACTCCTATCAGAGCGCAGCCAAAGCGGAGCCCAGGTAAATTATTATCGCCGTATACATCTAGATTACCGCCTGAGGCTTGATTACCAAAAATCTGAAAATAATCCCCTGCAACCGTAGAAACAACTACTGAAAATATCTGATTGAGATAAGAGGTTGAGCCGCCCCCGGGATAAGTATATCCAAATACGCCGTCGTATCTAGCGCCGTTTTTATATAATAAAATAGTTCGACTATTAGCGTTCTGATTAGCCCAAGTTATACTGCCGGTAAATAAATAATAGCCGCCTAAGCCTGTTGGAATTGTAATTCTACTATTGTTAGTGGTTGTATCGTGATAAGCGTCCGTATCGTAGACATCTGCGTTACCAAACGCTATTGCCGTGTCCGTACTGTTAGGAATCGATTGCGTATTACCTTTAGCCAAACAACCGCGAAAAGTCGGAGCGCCGCTTGCTAGGGTAGCCCATTTCACTTTATACGGTGACACTGTTGTATCGGCAGTTAAGACTTGCGCTGTAGTGCCAATAGGCAGGTTATCGTAAGTACCTGAGCCTGTGCCTACTACAATGTCACCCGCTGCAGTAATGGTTGTAGCCATATCATTAGTAATAGTTACCGTGCCGCTTGTGCCACCGCCGCTAATACCTATGCCAGCTGTAACGCCTTCAATATCTCCTGTAGCACCTGAGGCTACCCACGCTGCGCCGTCATAATACCAAAGCCCGTTAGTGTCTTTAGTAAACGCAAACTGCCCCTCTTGTGGTGAGGTAATAGCTGCGTTACGGGCTGCCGCTGAGGCAAACACCAGTACGCCCTGCATTAGGTAGCCGTTAACGTCAGCTGCCGTAAGTACCTCGCCAGTAGTAAAGGTCTTAAAACCTAATCCAGCTGCCATAGTCCTATCTCCTTAATAACTTAATACGCCGCTGTCAAGCAAACCGTATATGGATGAGTCTAATATAAAGCCGTCAATAATTGGCTCTAAAGTGGTAAGTGTTGTTTTCCAGCTGTTAGGCGTAATGCTTTGAGCTACGCCAAACACCTGCAAAGTCTTAGTTAGCGTTGATCCGCCAGGCTGGTTAGTTGTAATAGTTACAGGGTCAAAGTAGTCCAGGTCTAGCGCTGCAATAATGCCTAAGTTGTAATTATCGGTATAGAGGTCTAGCTGAATAGCATCGCAACGGATGCTGGTCTCAGCTCTAGATGCAACGTATGCCTGTGCATAATCCAGGGCCACGGCATCTGTCTCCATTAGCAGGTTTTGCTGGTTGTAGCTATGCACAAAGTACTTATCTATGCTGGCTTGGTTTATAGCCGTTTGAGTTGTACCGCCTGTGCGGGTAACGTTGGCTGAGTTGTAAACTAGCGTATCGTCAAGGCGCCACACCGCGTTAAAGTAGCTAATATCTGTGCCGTTATCGTTAAATACTGTAGGCGTAGCTCCTGTACTGCCAGCCGTTACGTTACGATCTTGAAAGACAAACGAGCCAGCGGCATCTACATACAAGGCCCCGTACTCGCTAATCTCTACCGTCTGCATAGCTGCAAGGCTTGTGCGGGCTGTGCCTGGGTCTGCCTGCATTGTGGTTAGCCCTGCATCTACGTCACGCATAGAGGCTGGCCAATCAATAGCATCTAACAGGGCGTTAATTCTAGCGCCGCTTAATTGACCTGCTGAGGTGCCCGCTACCGTACTGATCTGTGCATTTTGAGCTAGTCTAAAAGCATCTACAGCTTGGATAGTGGTATAAACCACGTCATTAGCGTTTTTAGGCGTAGTAGTTGTATAACTAGTAATAAAGCCTGAAAAGATAGGGTAAGTAGTTGCCCCGTAGGTAGCCGTGATCTGCACCTTACGCATAGGCGTCAATAAGTTGTAATACGGCCCGCTTGGGTTTTGTGGGTTAAAATCGCCGTTTTGGTCAACGATACGCAGCGATAGAGTGCCCGTTTGGAATTGGTCAGCCTGAGCGTTACGGCCCCTAATAGTTTGGATGCTGTCCACTACGTTTGATACGTCCACAATAACAGCTGCAGTATCTCCTAATACGTTAGTGCCTAATATGCCGCTATCTAAAATCATAGATTGAGCAAAGCTAGGCCCAGTACTAAAGTTAATAACAGCGTGTACTGTAGGTACTGTCATACTGCTATGGCCCCTGCGTAGGTAGTTGTATAGCCTCGGCGTGCTATCTCATTAAGAGCATTTTGCACGGCATCTACAATAATATTTTCATCTCCTACGGCACCTGCATTTACATTGACTATAACCGTGCCAGCATCGCTAGCGCCTCTGTTGCCTCTGCTTTCTTTGAGATATTCATCAACGCTAGAAAAGCCAGGTGGTAGCGCCACATAATTGGTATCACCTATGCCGCCGCCTCTGCGCCCGCCGCGCTCGGTTTCTGCCTCTACTGCATCAAGAAAATCATCTAAAGGACTAGGGCCAAAAGTTGAACCACGGCCTGCATCTTTACCACGGCCACCTACGCCTGCCCCAGGTAATCCTGGCGTAATAGGTGTTGGAATTACAACGCCTGGGATAGTCAACGTAGGAAACTTAAACTTAGCTAGTAGGTCTAAGGCAGCTTGTAAGTTAGCCAGGTTAATTAAATCGGTTGACTTCATACCTGCCAAAACTCTGTTGATGTCTAGCAGTTTGGCATCTTGGCGCTGCAAGGCGCCTAGTATTTTTAAGTCCTCGTTTAGCTTGGCTGTGGCCTTTAATATGGCTGCTTCATCCTTTGAGGCTATGGCATCTTCTAAGGCTGCTATATCTTGCTTAACCTTTAAGCGCTGTACGTCGTTAGCTATAGCTAATATCTGTGAGCCAGTAGTGGCCTTACCTAACGCCTCAGCCTGGCCTATGAGTGCAGCGTTAAGCTGGATTTTATCCATATCAAAAACATCTGTGCCTTTACCTAAGGCTAATTGACCAGCTGCTATAGCCTTGTCTAGTGCAGCTGTTTCTTTCTTTTTCTTAAGAATATCTGCAGCACTTTTAGCTTGGGATTTAGCTAAGGCTGCTAACTCTTTATTTCGTTTAACAGCTAAAGCATTAGCAGCTTCAGCGGCTTTACGGTCACCTGGGCTTTGCTGCCCATAACCTGTTCTAACTTCTTTTACGCCTTGTATTTCTTTAAGTAACTCCTCTGCGCGTTGAGGGCTAAAACGGCCTAATACATTACCTATCAAACCAAAAGCGCCTTTAACTATGCCTGCCCCTGGGATGCTGGCTATCTGCTCTTTAAGATAAACAACGCTATCTATGAAATTAGCTAAAGACTTAGCTGCATTTTCAATATCTGTACTTACATTGGCTATGCCATCACTACCCGTTAATGAGTCAATAGCACCTAATAGGCTTACTCCAATTATTTCTGAGGCATTAGATGAAGCGGCTGCAAGTAAAGACATTTGCCCTGCGTAAGTATTAAGGGCTGCTTTACCTGAACCGGCAAAACGTTCATTAAGCAACGCCATAACATCATCAAAAGACAAAGCTTTAATTTCGGCTTGTGTAAGACCTAAATTGAGTTGCCTTAAACCTTTGTTATTTCCTACATAAGTCTGACTTAATAATTCTATAGTTGAGGCATAATCTAATCCGCT